GAGGGAAGGAAATTAACCCCAATGGTTTGGCCGAGTCTATACAGCAGCATGATGAAGCGCCTGGTTGGTTTGGATTTATGATGAATAAAATGCATCTGGAGTTGAAAAATACAACAGTACCTATGGGTGCTACTCCTGATCATTTGGTCCAAACTATCTCTCCAAATGTAGCATGGGGACAATTTAAATCATCTGATTTTAGATCTAATCTTTCTTGCGGTGTCTTTTTTCCCCGCAAATCAGTGATGTTATTCCCAAAACATATGCTATATCCTTCTAATGACATGACCAAAACTATGGCTAAGAAGGTTATCTGTACTGTTACTAGAAGTGATAAACCTGGTGGCAAATTTGATGTGACTATCAATCCATCTTTATGCTATGATTTTCCAGAAATGGATTTGATGGGATGTTATGTCCCTAATTGTCCTGATATATCGTCTAAGGTACAGTGGTTACCTGACGTGTTTCCTAAAGGTCAGTGTATGGCACACATGGTTGTGCCTTCACGTGATGGCAGTAAGGATACTACGTCTATTTCGCCAAAATTTGGTAATGTGTCTCACTCTTACACTAGTATGTATGGAGCCCAATATAGTTCAAAATATGCTCGCAATGGTGCTTGCATGAGTCCTATTATTAATGAGGGCAAGAATCCTTGTATTGTTGGTTTCCATATAGGAGGGGACGCTAATCATGACATTGGTATTTGTCAAACTTTGATTAAAAGTGACATGGAGAGTTGCTTCGATTGGCTTGAAGAAAATGCCGGTTTCCTATCAGCTGAAGCCACAGAAATACCAAAACAGCAGATGGGATATGACGTTCTACAAACGACGAGCGTTAATCCAAAGGCAAAATATATTGCAGGACTTGATAATTCAGCATTTATTGACGTACATGGTTCCACTAAAGTACGTTCAGACAGAAAAGTCAAGTTGTGCCTTCCTTGTTATCCGCTGACATACATGAAGTGTGTGGAGTACCACAGCAATGGGGTCCTCCAAAGTTGCGACCAAATTGGGCAGCTTATAACACTAATGTGGGTCAGTTTTCGAATCCTTCTGACATGTTTGATCCAG